TTAGTCATGTAATAAAATTATTCTATATGTCATTCTACTTGCTTCAAATAGATTGTGCTCCTTTTCCTTATCTATAATACCTAATAGTTCTCGTTGTTTAACAAATTCATTGTATTCTCTTTCTACTTTACGGTTTATACACTCAAAATAAAACTTTTCTTGAGATTGATTAGCGTAGTCATTTTCCTGAACATCAATAATATCGGGTATACTAAAAGTTATTATCTCTCCAGTTTCAACATTAGTCATATCTAAGATTAAAAGTTCTCCTGTGATTGAATCTATTAACTGATAACTATTTAACTTATACTTTTTTTCAGGAGTAGGTATATCTGGGTAAAAACTTAACCAAAAGTTTTTTGAACTTTCTAATCTACTAATAAAATAATTCATATCAACTGTTAATGCCATAATTCCACTCTCCTATATTTTTTTATAAAAGAGGCCTCGCCGCTAAGGACCTCTCTAAAAACTACTATTTTCTACTTTTAGTTTGTTTCTTCTTTTTCTCTTTGTATTTCCTGTGCTGTTCCTCAGTCACTTCAAAACAGAAAGCTTCAAGACCTTTCTCGCTAGCATACATTCTTCTTCCGTTTTTCAGTGTGATATAAGACGTGCAAATCATCATAATTATCTACCCCCAAGAATTTTTATAGTGTATAAAATCCTTGCAGGAGACCTATAATAGTGATACAATAAGTTTAAATTTCTCAGGTAAAAACTTATGTAGCGGCTTCACTGATTTAAGTTGCTACACAACCGTAGGCCCTCTACAAGGCATGCGGTTTTTATTTTGCTCCATTTCCATACCTCCATCTCTACGCTATTCTATTATAATTTTTCATTGCTTCATCGGTTAGGGTATATGTACCTTTATCGATTCTTACAAATCTCTTATCTCGTGATAAATAACTTAATAAATTTTGCACTGGATCTTTACCTGGTATTTGAATACCTCGGCTAATTAATTTGTCATATATATGCTTGTAGTGAAGTTCGCTATCTGCATCAGCTAAAATATCTGCTATGTTTTCTTTTATATCTTTGGGACTCCTACTAATGAATGTACTCTGCTTGTCTATCTTAGAGACGTTTTCAGATTCATTTTCTAATAACCACTCTAAAGCTGAAATTTTCCTCTGTTTATATTCAAGTGTTTTTTGTTTTTCTTTTAATTCACTGTAAAGCTTTTCGATCTTACTTAACAAATCAGATTCCTCTAATTTTAATAGATTTAGAGCTTCATTTAATAACTCTTCTGTATTCTTTTTATTAACATCCACCAATTTCCCCTCCCTAAAATAGGAAATCCCTCTTCTTGTCCTATAATAACAAAGAACATTCGTGCGGTCAACATACAATTCAAATTTTTCTTAACATTTTAACTTAACAAAAATTTCTGTTTTGTATTTACCTATAGTAAAGTCCCATCGCAACGTCAATAGAATAATAACATTGCTTCTGGAATAGTCTTTATTGAGGTGATGGACAATGGATATTAATCATCCTTATAAAGACGATCCTATTTATAATGAAGAAATAATAAGAGAACATGCAGGATTAGATGAACAAGGTAGAAGGGAGAAGATAAAAGCTGAAAAGAAAAAGGCAGAAGAAAAGAAAAGGATGCTAAGAAAAGCAATTACAAACTGGAGTTTAATGGCAATTGCTTCTTATGCCATGTATAAAGTTTATTTAGTGTTTTTCTATTGAACTCGTTCAATAGAAAAAGCCTCTGTCGTGTGACAGAGGCTAATATGAACGCCAGGATCCATCTTTTGATACTGCTTTTGTTGTTGCTGAAGAGTTAGAGGTTCCGATACAAGAGATTTGGAGAAGGAAAGACCAAACAAAAAAAGCCCCTGTCGAGTGACAGAGGCTGAATGAACTACAAATAATCTAACATTTCTTTGTAAAGTGAATCAATCTGTTTGATTAACCAGTTTTTAGTTATAAATAATTTCATCCACGCTGGCAGCAAAGGGTAGAACTTTTCTACAATTACACGTTCAGCAGCTGCACGTTTTTCAGACCCGCTCGCTTTCTCAATCAGCCAAGTTGATAACCTTTTTTCTACACTAAGCATAATCTTCACAACTTCACCTCTTGCATATTTTTGAGCGCTTAAGCGCAATAAAAAAAGCACTACAATGAGCGCTAGCAGAACAACATAATATGTAACATTTTCATCGATAATCATTTTATCTTCTCCAATTCTACTGTTTTTGTTTGGTTATTCCAGCCGACTTTAAGGTTTAATAGTTCTGCAAGCTCTCTGACGGGCGCATAGCTTGTACCACCTATTACAATGCCATTTAACTTTTTGTTGTGAAATGTGATATTAGCTTTTTGCAATTGTTGATCATCCTTCCACTTTTTTACTTGTTCAACGAACCAAACTTTATCTATCGAAGTACCAGGGCATGTTTTTGATGCATTCTCTCTGTGAAAACGAATATATTTCCCTCGTTCAACAAAGAATCTAGCAAGTTTTAATATTGCCTCTTTCTGCTTTCCTTCTAGCTTGTTATGACCTATGTCAAAGTTACCTAGCATTTCTACCGCAAATGCGCCTGTATTAAATCCCTTGATGCTTGCAGGGCTTATTCCAAAGTCTCTACCTGTTACAAATTTTCCGTCCGGCATCAATGTGACGTGTTGTCCAATATCACTCCAACCATTAGTATTTACGTGATAATCTCTCATATTTTTTTGTAGTTGCAGGTGGTTACTACCAGTAAAGTTACTATGATCCGGTTTCCACGTGTGATGAAGATGCATTTCTTTATAATCATAACCTGTTAGTTCATGAATCAGTTCATCAACAGTGAGTATTCTAAACATTATACTGCCTCCTTTTATTTCGGGAATTTTTCTTTCAAACCTCTCAACTCATCTATGATGACATCATATTTTGTTGAAAACTTTTCGAGTAGTTCATGTAATCGGGCTTCACGGTCTTTACTCTCTTCAAGTAGCTGCCGTTCACGTTCTCTGTTTTCTTTTCGAGTTGTGAATAACAGCCAAATAAAAAGAGCCGCAAATGGCCCTTGTGTTAAAAAATATCTGATCAGCTCGTTTTCCATATTGATCCTCCTTTTTTAGGCAAAATAAAAAAGAGCTTATTAGCTCTTTTTGTGAACTTCTAAAATCGTCCCTTCGTCTAAAAATAAAATATCTCCTTTATACTTTAGCATTTGTATACTTCCAAATAAGATATAAGCGATATCTCCAATTGCAGTTAATATGGAAATCAGAAAAAAAATTATAAATATATCCTTCACTGTAACTAAATAAATTGTTGACCATATTACTGAAAATAAAATGACTGGAAAAATTCCTATTACTAGCATCTTAAAAAAATCAATTTTTCCTATTGGTCTGCAATTTGGCTTTTTATTCGAATAATCTTTAGTCAATTTTTTTAATAGAGAACTTTTATAATATACCTCACATTTAATATTGAATACTTTAGCTCCTAATAAGTGGAAAAATTCATGTAATGGCACTTCAATAATTAAAGCATAAATGCTATAAATTATTAAAATAAATGGTTCATTACTTAAAAAACTAAGTTGTAAATATTTATGAGATATTAAGAAATAAACAAGGATAGACAATGATATGAAAATTGGAGTCATATATAACTTCCCTTTTACACTGGAAATAACAAGTTCTGCTAGTTTAGTATTTATAACTTCACCTCCAATCTACTTAATATTTATTTCGAGAAAAATAAAAAAACACCTCTATCGGTGTCCTTGACTTTGCTTATTTATTTTCTAACTCGTCCAATCTATCATTTATATCTACTAACAATTCGTGTATATCTTCTAAAGTTACAGCACCTTTTTTTTCTTTTATAACTTTGATACGTTGCTTTCGTTCTAACTTCCTTTGCTTTTCGGTATTAATCGGTATTTGTATGTGCTTTGGTTGTTTGTCCTGTTTGTCTTTTTTATCCATTATTCAACCACCACCTTGATTTTGGCATTGTCTACACCTACATTAGTAGTTTTAATGATATATTCCCCTGCCTGAGGAAATGATATAGTAAATTCACCATCAGTAACAGGAACAATATCTGTTAATAATTCTGTTCCTGTATCGTCAAGGATAAAAATATTGAAATCATTAGTATTGTCTAAATCATCTACGTAAACTTCTTGCGTTAAATCGAATTTTTTCCAGTTTAAAGATATGGTTACTGGTTGGTCTATTATTGTTAATGATTTGTTTATTTCTCCTGCTATTTTTTTCTCCCTACAATACGGTATAAAATAATGTGCATTTGGTTGGCTTTCAGTAGGCGTTTCTTTTTTTATATACACTATATTGTTTTCTATTTTAAACATGAAAAAACCCCCTTTTTAAAATAAGCCATAATCAATATGACCGTCTAATCTTATATAAGAAAAATTCCCCGCTATATACCTTGATTCTAAAGTAACCTTACTGTTAAATTCTATTTCTAAACTTATCTCCTCATTGGCTTTAAATACTGAAACAACACCATCAACAGTTAATCTAAACTCAAAAGTATTAGGTTGAACACCACCGACTTCATAAATTACCCCACTACCATTTATTTCTACCATTTTATACCATATAAAACCATCTCCTTCTGGATTTAAAGAACCAATTACATAACCACCCTTTGTAGGTCTCTTTCCTCCCACACTTTTCCAACTCCCTCCATCTAAATACTCCAATTGTCCATTGTTTATTCTTGTTTGTGGTGTATTGCCCTCATGCCAAACTCTCTTCCACGAAGTCCAAACATTAATGTACATTGACCGAATATACATTTCATCATAACCACCATTATACCTAACAGCGACTTGTGACCTATTACCTGTCTTATTACTATAAAAATAAGTTTGTATGTGCCAAAATGAACCTAAGCCTGGTGAGTTGGCATGGTTAGTCAAGATATATGATTCTTGTGTTGTGTTTGGGTCTGCCGTTGAACCAACAGCAATAGAGTTCATCGCATATGATTTAGCGTTTGCTTCTGCATTATTAGCTTTAATTTGAGCATTTGCAGGAGTTTCTGCACCTAAATCAGCAGGAGTAATAGGATCAGTTCCACCAACAGCATGTGTACTCTTATGTGCACTTGGTGTAAAGTTAGTTGGCTTATCTGTGATGTTCACCCAGTTTACATCTGGCACCTGCGCAGCTGGAACTTTGCCAGCGGGATCCAATGCTGCATAGCCGTTTGGTTGGCCTTTGTTTGAGGAATTTTCTTTTTTTGCTATTTCTGTATCAATCTTATCCCAGTTATCGTTCATCATAGTCTGTATATTAAAAGTATCATTTCCATCTGCAACAGGGTCTTTCTTATATAACCCTATATTCGGTGTGTTACTAGCCACTTATTACACCCCCAGTAAATTTGTCTAGTGTCGTCATTTGAAGTTGATTGATTGCCATTGCATTTACATCTTTAATTAGTAAGTATCTAAACAAATAATCAATTGCCAAATGAGCTGGCTTAGACTTATCTAATTCAGCTTTTAGTGAGTTTAAATCACTTGGAACACCATACTCACCAATAAACTTGATCTGTATTCTTCTACTCTTAAAAAATACATCAATCTCACCGTTTTTCCAGCTGTCGCAAATAGTTTGCAATAAAAAAACATCTGATTTACCAGATGCTTTCCAACGTGCTTCTAACAATGAATTTTTCTCCGCTTGAGTAATAGAATCGTCTAATTTGACATTTAATTGCTTTGCAACAATATCTGCTCCCCAAGTCATACTATCAAACCAGTACTGCTCGTAAATATCGTTTAGAACAAGTTCTAATTCATCTAATTCAAGCCCACTTGATTTACACAACTCATTGATATACACATCATCTCGAACAATCTTGTGTAGATTTTTCAATAATCTCTCTTGCCCTGCCACATTATCACCTCTTTATGACACCGTGATTGTGCCAACAACTGCAACCTCTTCATCTGCAACCAACACATTATCTGTTATACTTCCGTTCACTGATAGATTTCTGTAGTCCAATACACCATCTGACTCTAATATTAGTTGTCCAATTTTTGCGTGAGATACATAATTAATAGTGTTTGAAAAAGCAATTGTTTTAAGATAGTTTTTCACTTTATCTTCAATGTTTACTTTTACTTCGTCTAATGTGTAACCACTTGCAATATCAACATCAACTTCAATATCTATTAACCTACCAATTGCACTCTCAACAGTACAATAAGCACCAATTGGAGCTTGGCCAACACCAGTACCCCAGGTCTCATTATTTGTGCCCGTCGGATCAATGTAGTCTTGAACTTCAGTCACTAAATCCACGCTAGCAGGCTGCATGTCAGCATCAATAATAAGCACCTTAACCGTGTTATCTCCATTCCACAGCGAAAAAACCTTTGCATTACCAACACCACTAACTTCCTTCGCCCACCTCATATAGTGATATACGTTACCAGAAGTTGCAGGAGTTTGTAGTGCCTCATAGTATCGTTCTCTAAGACTATCATCATTTTCAGCCTCAAAACCATCATAACTAGCTTGTAAGTTAGCCACACTTATCACACCTGGTATTGTGATTGGCATAAATGTAATACTATTTGAGCCAACCATTCCAACATTACCTGCTTGGGTACATATCACGTCAATAGTAGCAGTGCCATCAATCACCTTTGTTTCTAAACTTTCAAATTGAACATTATTAAGCGTGGAAAATAGATCACCTTGATTAATGGCCACATTAGTACCACTGATAGTTAATGTTGCTTTTGCGTATGTTGCTTCCTTTCTGATGATTCCTTTACGCTGCTTAACGTATTTAGATAATTCATCTCCAGTCAACAAGTCGACATCAACTTTATCAATCAATTTTTGAATAGCCACATATACCTTTGCTAATTCAATGGCATTTGATTTAACGATATCCGCTGTCGGAAAACCTGTTGACTTTTCATATTCATCCGAGATGTTACTAAGCATATCCGTATTTATTTGCTCTTTTGTTTTAATCGTTATGGTCAATCTATACCACCTCGCTTACAGGTACTGCGGAACCATCAACCAAGTTAATCGTAAAATCGATTTCTAGTACATTATCATTTAGAGTTGCACTAAAATCACTTACACTCTCAACAACACTTAAAATCGTTAACTTTTCTTCAATTTCACGCTTTAATTCACTGTTAATAAAACCAACTGGAAGCTGTCGATTTCCACGATACTTAAAATAGGTCATTCCAAAATCCGTATCTTTATATATACTGTATTTTCCTGACTCTGTACGCAACAATAATTGTGTATACATTTGTACTTTTTCTTTTGTTGTTTTTGCTTCCACAGGCCTTCCATTCTCTAAGACAAACTTAGCTTTGTTGCCATCAAATTCCATTAAAAAAACTCTACCAAGAGTGATGGAGTCCGTTTGATTATTTGTTTCTTGTTCAATTGTTTCTAAAGCAGTATCAAAATTGAAATTCGGAAACATACTATCACCCCACTATAGCTTTTTGACCTTATCTATAATAAACCACGTTTGCTCATCTACTGTTGGTGTTAATAGTACTAAATCACCCACACCTAAAGTATCTGTATATTCCATTGTTGCTGTTGATTCAGGTATATTTATTTTTGTATAAGTATAATCCTCAAGTGTTCCACCGCTTGTTAGTTTGTGTGTACTTGTAGCGCCACTCGCACTAAAATCAGTGGTTTTAATTTCCCTTGTGTACCCTGCCAATACAGACTCACAACAATATAATTGTTCTTTATTCAACACAACATTGCCATCCAATATACTAATCTTCAAATTTGGAAACGAACTAATTACATTGCCGACAACATTTCCGATTGATAATTTATTCTCTCGTTCTTTAAACTTCTTCGCTAATGCTATGTCCCAACTTTCAGCCATTAAATCACCTTCTCTACATTCAACTTCATGGTATGAATTGAGTTATCTAAAGTATGAGTACATTCTTTCACTAAATACTGTCCAGATAACCCTGTCACCGGTTCATCAATGACTAATATTCTACCTGCTCTCACTTGATCGTTTCCGAGTAATTCAATAGATGTATCTTCTGTTATCTTATTAAGCAATTTAAGCTGATTTTTAGCTATATTCATGGCTTGTGAAATATCTTTATCCTCTACACTCTGTACATCTTGTAATAGACCGTACCGCTTAATATTTGTATCGTCTTTAACCTCCGCATACACTCTTGAACTTTTTTCATCAGAAGAAGTTATTATTATACTATTTTTCATATCTTGAATGCTTCGACTACTACTAATGTCACCTATGGCTTTTGTTACATCAAACTTTGCTAAATTAGCTGCAGGTTGATATGTCGCACTTACAATCAAATCAGTATATTTTTCAATATATAGTTTGCCTGCTCTCATTTCTAAACGATACTTTATTCCTGTTTCTTTCGTGGCTTGCTCTAGAATATCTAAAATAATTTCCGCGATTGTGTTATCTTTGTAAATTTTAGTAATAAGAGTACTTATTGGTATGATGTTCCCAATACTTACACCGAATTTATCACATAATTTTTTTATTGATTCACTTGCTTTCGACTTATTAAACTGGATTATAGTCTTACTTTTGTTTAAATAAAAAGCATAATCGAATGCAACATAACTTCTTCCAAAACGGCCATCTATATCTTCATCAGTCACTATACCTCTGAATACTTCAATGCCGTTATTCATCAAAGCTACTTTGTCACCTAACTCAACAATATCGTGGCTTGCCATATATTTTTCATCTGAGTGAGCTTTATCGAATGACAGTTCCATACCTAACGTATCAATTGTATCTCTCCATTCCAAACTACCGATAAGTTGAGTTAAATTATAAGATTGTCCTGTATCTTTTAATAATAAAAGAGTGTAATTATCCATTCAATCACACCCCCGTACTAACAAATTTATATTCGCTTATTGTTAAACTATAAGCGATATCACCATTGCGCTTTTCTCGATAGTCAAATTCATCAATTGTGCATGGCATATTAAGTATTTCTTTTCCTGTTGCAGATGTCATTACAATTCTGATTGGCACACGTTTACTTCTCCACTTTTTAAAAAACTCTACATAAGACCAGCCATCCACACTCGCTCCCCTTTTAATCGAGCTATACTCATGGATAGGAAAGAAGGATTGAATTGACAAACTACGTAAACCAATATCACCAATAAGGTTCAATGTGCCACTGTTTATCGTTTCAAACTGCTCATTATTTTGCTGTTGTGAAATTTCAATATCAGGTGGCACAAATGGTAATATCTTAATTTCTTCATTGTTATTAGCACTGAAAATTATGTCCAATTCAATCACTCCTTCTATGCCATATTTGTAATAGCTAAATTCACTTTTTTACTAATCTGTTCACCTATATGATCAACGAATTCCTTTTTACCGATGAATGTATCTATTTTAATGTCGATTTTAATATTGTTTGACTTATTCAACAGTTTCTTAGTTTGGTTGTGAGGAATAATTTTCGAGCCACTAGGAAGTATGGCAGATTCTGCTCTGCCGCCTTCACTAAATCCAGTTAACCCACCCGCAAAATAAGATGTGCCTAAAGCGTGCCTTGGAACATTTAACGATGATGAAGATGTATATGGGTATGGATAAGAAGTCGAATTTGGTTTTGGTGTAGGACTTGTCGTTTCTTTTTTTATTGTTTCTTCTGTTGTTGTAACCTTAACTTCCTTGCTAAATCCAGTAACTTTCTTCAGCCAACCCCAAGCCTTTTTTATAGCACCTGTAACCTTATCAAAATTTTTGTACAATGCATAAATACCTAAACCAAGAGCAGCAATTGAGCCGATAACTAGACCAATTGGATTCATACTAAGAGCGGTATTCCACGCCCATTGAGCAATTGTTATAGCGTTTACCGCTCCTGCTCCACCTGCTAGTACAGCTGTGTGTACAAAAGTTGCGGCAGTAGCTAAGAGTGTATAAGTTTGAGAAGCCATCATAGCTAACTTATAGGCTACCAATGCGCTAGTGATTGTAATTATAACTGGCGCAATCAAACTCCAATTATCCCTAATGAAATTGTAAGTATCAGTTGCTACAGTCCATATATTTTTAATAACATCGATTGATGAACTAACTGCTGCATTAATGTTTTCGGTTATTTTTTGAATTGTCCCATCTTGTTGCCATCGTTGCAATGTATCAACAACTGTTTGTATTCTTTTCTTTAAGAGATCATACATTGAACCTTGTTTTATTGTTCCATCTTCTTGCATCCCTACAATACTAGCAAGTGATGTCTTGGTAACACCAGTAATGGTAGACCACATGCCCTTCATAGTCTTCGATTGTTTTTCTGCTCCACCTTTGAATTTTTTATCCATCAAATCAAAGAGAGTTTTATTGAAGTTTTCCTGGTCTACAATTTGTCCTTTGTTGTTGACTAATTGCTTGCCCTTCATTATCTTGTTTCCATGATCAATAATCATTTGCTTTGTAATACCAAACTCTTTTAATCGTTCTAATTCACCTGTTTGAGCATCAATAACAGCTTCATTGGCTTGGTCAAGACTCTTATTCGTAGCACCTGCCATATCAGCAATACCAGGTAAATATTTCTTAGCACTCATACCCATTGCTTCAAGTTTTGCAGAAGCTTCAACCATACTTCCTGTCTCAAAAGGAGTTTTATTGGCCAAATTAACAGCGTACTTCATAATCTCTCCGGCCTTTTTTGTATCTTTTGTTGCAGTTTCTAACTGTGTTTTATAACCTTCAAGATTCATCGCCTCACCAAAACCAGTCTTTATAGCTAATCCAGCTGTCATTGATGCAAATGCACTAGCTATAGTTGCTGTGTTTTTAACCACATTTTGAGCTGTAGAAGCAACACTTCTACCAAATTTTTTAATACTATTTCGAGTGCGTCTTAATTCCCTTTGCATGTTCTTGGTCGATTTAGTTGCTTTTTTCATCGGTGAAGAAAATTGATCTCGCATGCTTAATATCGTTGCAATTGTTCTTGATGCCATTGATGTCACCAACCTTTTAAAACGAAAATAGGGACTATCTAGCCCCTGATATCGCTTTTAACTTCATGTTATCGTATTTTACTTGTAATTCACGATTATAAATCATACTTTCAATGTAGAATTCTTTTTCTAATTCTGTTAAATTTAGCAGGTCACTTAAATTATGGCCACGATCAAGGTAATAACTAATCCAGTAGAATTGACCACCTTCATTGTCACTACCTCTTATGAGTTTTTTATTTCATCACCAACAGAAGCGCCGTCGAACTCATCTTTGATTCTAGTCGCAATATCAATGGCATTCTGCACACCAAACACTTCAGCAACAATATCAAAAGGATCAATAATATCTAAAGCCTCATGCAACTCTTTTTTTTGTATAAATGGGCAAGTTGCATAGATTAATTCTCTGCTTGCTTCAAACATCAAAATAGTATCCTGACCAGTCATATTACCTTCGCTATCAAAAATAATTGACTTAGAAACATTATTTATATATTGCAAAATATCGTTGTTGCTTGGTCTATTAAATGACATGTACCCATATTCATCACCCACATAAATATCAGCAACCATCTTTCTGTTATTACGTTTAGCAGTTGCTTTAGCTACAAATTCATCAAATGTAATTTTGTTTGTCATTTTATTCACCCTTTATGCAGTTTGTAATATCTTATAAGTTTTAGCTTTAAACGGTAGTTCGACTTCTGTAACAGTTTTTTCCTCAAATTTGCTAAGAGGTAACTCATCAAACGTAACGCCTCTATATGCTACTCGTTCAGTTTTTCCTGTTGATTTATTAAATGCTTTTCCAATTATTTTGACATCTGTAACGATTCCATTTTGATAGTCATCTGAAATTAAGAGAATCGCTCTACTGTCCGTCTTGCGCATCACGATAGTCCCCTCAACATTATAGCCGATCAACACTCTCTCAGTTTCTAACCCATCTGGAACTTCTTCAAACTCATATGCAGCTTTTGCTTCAAAACTTTTAACTTTATCCCAATTTAGATCATTAACCCAGATTGCTCCATTACTACCAACCCAATATTGATTCCCTTCAGCCACTTAATATCACACCTTCCATAATAAAAATAAAAAAGAGTAAGATATATCATCTCCTCTTTTACATCTTGATTTTCATTCTAAAATCTTCCATCGCATTTAGAATTTTAATAGTAGAATCTAAAAATACGTTAGTTCCAAAAGTCATGGCCATTACTTTATCATCATCCCACGTAGCAACTACGTCTGCACCATATTTAGGTATGTTAGCCAATCGCTGTTCTTCGACATCAATAAACGCTTTATTTCCAAATGCATTATCTAGTAAACTATCCTTTTCTAATGCACTGAAATATGCATTAATAGCATCAACTAATAACATTTGATTATCTAACTTATTCTTGTATTTACCTTTATAAAACTTTTTCCATGTGGTGTAAATATCATTGTAAATTAAGTCCATCGTCTCAACAATTAATATGAATTTCATGTCATCAGTAACATCTTCACCAGTCGTAACTAATGAATTAACAGCTCTTTCAACCCTAACCTCATCTTCATCATTGAACAACACAAACTCACCTGCATTAACGGCTGCCTCTAAATCTTCTGGTTCCGTTACACTTTCAACGTCATCAAATGTCTTAGCAATTGCAGACATTGTTAGCGGCATACCGGCTAAGAATCCTACTAATCTAGCAATGAATTTATCACCAGTAATCTTGTTTCTACTATCCTTCATCGTCACATCTGCATTTGTAAAATTAACAACATGCATGTCATCAGTAACGGTAGCGTTGAAAGCTACACATTTATAAGTCTTCTTATCGTTAGTGTTAGTAGATTTAACCCAGCTGACCAACGAATCTTGATCAGTTGTAGTTCCTTCCGCCAACCCAATCCAATCAAACTTTTTTCCTTTTATTTTAGTAAGTAAATCAGCTAATGTACCAGTTGTGTCCATTCGGGCCACAATCACTTTAGACGGTGTGCCTGTTAGCACATCTTTAATATACTGAACATTATCGGCAGTGTATTTTTCTATTTCTGTACTTGTTAAATCTGCTTCACTTGTATATTCAGCAAAATCAAATGTTGTATCTGTATCATCTTTAACGATTAATAAAGCAATTCCACGACTTCCGCGTTGAACTGCTGAAGCTCCTAAACCTTCAAAAATTATCGAAATATTAGGTAATCCAATATCAGCCATATATTACACCCTTTCTTTATTAAGGCTTGTAAATCAATTCTTCCATATATTCACTATCATCAATTCTATTGATGTCCTCACTTAGCTTTAGATCAAAATAAAAATGCAAGACACCATCGACTACATCAAATTGAAATTCAAATATTTCTATAACAAAACTACTTTCAGTCACGATTGTATTTTCTAAAAGAAATAAATCCTCAAGTTTATCTTGAACATCAAGTAATTCCATTCGATATTTATATTTTTCTTTTGGGAAGTAATAGATTCTTACAGTTAGTTCTCTGTCTTTCGCAAAATTCATAAAGTTAGATGCACTTATACCCTCAATGTTCGTTCTAAAAGACGGTCGAATCAAACCCTCTTTATCCTCGATAGATTGAAAAGGAACATCTAAAAATGACTGTTGTATTTTTAAATTAATCGCTTTGATAATCTCGCTGTAAGTGACCATATTAACACCAACCTTTACAGATTATGGTCTTTTAATAATTCATCGATAAATTTTTCTACATCATCATAATATTCGTCTTTAAACTTCTGTTCTGCCTCTTCAAAAAAGTGTTCACCTGTTTTAAACCCATGTTCTACACCGTTTTTATCTTTAATAATATGACCATTGTTAAGTAAATGGGTATGTGGTCCAGAACCATATGCTCTAATACTCCAATCACCATCATACGTGTACGGTTTACCACGTTTAATACCCTTAAACAGATTACCTGTCTGCTTTTTAACTTTAGATTTAGCTGCTTTTAAAGTTTCTTTTCTAAGTTTGCTTCCTTCTTTTCTTAAAAAATCTTTTGAATGTTTGCCTCTATCTAAATCGTTAGCAGCTGACATTAAATCTTTCAAAAAATCATCTAATTCTTTGGTGTTTGACATTACTCCATCACTTCCGTAACAAATATTTCAAGCGTCTCATTTTTGAAGTATGGATTAAGAATATATTTAATTTCAAAAAGACGATCTCCGAATTTAATTTGCATATCCTTTGTGATGTCTTTACCTGAGTTGTAACGAACGATAATCTTATGGGTTACGTTAGTTAAGAGCGTTTCAGTTTCTTGCTTTTGTAAGTTACCTGTTTGTGGGATTATTTGAGCCCAAACTGCCTTAACTCTACCAAACGAATAAGTTAATTCTCCTAATTCGTTAGTAGATTTAACATTGCTATAGACATCAATCCTGTGCCTGAATTTAGCTGGATTCATTTAAACCACCTCAATTGGTGGATCATAACTATATCTTAATTGAGTAATTATAGTGGTAAGAGCAAATTCCAACTCTTTAGAGATGCTACCGACCAATACAGTGTTACGATTTTCATACCAATGAGAAACTAGCAGCTTCACCGCCAATTCGTATAAATCACCAATCTCTACAGCAGTACCAGCATTTTTCAAATACTCTTTAGCTGCTAATAATAAGCCGTTAATCAATCCATCATCTTCTTGACCATCTATCCTTAAATATATTTTTAATTCTTCTAAGGTCATTATTTATCAGTCCTCTTGTTTAAGTAGAGACTCTATATGCTCTTTAACCATTTTACGACCTTTATTTTCTAACTCGATTTTTAATAAATTTTCTAAATCTTCTTTTGGTATTTCAATCGTTAAAGCATCTATAACTTCTTCTACATTTTGCTCTAAAATTGAATCTAGTGGATGAGTAGTTTTAGAGGCACCCACCTTATCACTTAAAAAACCCTTCCCTTTTAATTCAGCAGCTCTCTTGCTATCTGCTTTAAAAATGTCCCCTTGCCGATAATGTTTAGAAGTATATTTATCAATAAACATTTTTTTAACAATATAATTTTCCAAAGATTACACCACCTTAAAGAGTAGTAAGGCGCTCTAAAAAAGAGCGCCTAGTTAACTTATGAATTGTAAATGCTTTATACCACTGGATACAGCGATAAGTGTCCATACACATAGGCATCTTTATCGGCTTGAATAGTGTCAAACTCCTCTATAATACGAATAACAGTTTGATTCTTATTAAATGCAGCATGCTCAGAAGCATCAAAGCGATAAATATCGCGATCAATAAACGTTGCGCCATCTTTAAGATTACCGTAGAATATCGGCGCTACATCAGCCACTCCATCCGGAGTACCAGAAGTATCAATACTAGGCAATTCTGAATTAGCAAATACTTCTATTGAATAGCCCATTAACATTTTCTTAGTTGGATTAGTTGGATCTGGTTGTAAAATTGGGCGACCTGTAGAATCAACAGCAGAATCAAGTACGTCGAAACCATCTTGATTAGTTACAATTACCATACCAACTAACAATGCAGGATCTAGATCCTTATTGATAGAAGATTTAAGTTCTTTCCAGTCTGCTAAACTTTTTACATTTTTATTAGACTTAAGAATATCAAACACTTTCTTGTTTTCAGTTCGAATTGCTTTACGATTGAACCAACGACCAAGATAAGTTAAAAGCCCACCAGATTCATTTTGTAAGAGCTTATTAGACACTGGTAATAAAGCACCATAATCCTTTATTGAATAAGAAATATTATTAAACTTAGGTTCATTAGAATTTGGGATATCATCACCATCTGTGAAGTTTGTTAATTCTGTTGCTGTTGAAGAATCTTCATATACAAAGGAACCAGATAAAGTTGTTGTTGGATAATAATTTATTAAATCACGTGCTGATTTGTATTGGCGGCGCAATTCTTTAATTGTGGTTTGAACATCTTCAGGGATAATTAAATCTTCACCATTCGCGCCACCGGTTAAAAGTGCATTTTCAGCTTCTGTTAAACTATCACCTCGTAGCGCTTTATAGAAAGCTTTAACTGCATCAACATCAACTGCTTTATCCTCAATATCATTGTTTTTTTCTTCTTCATAAAGAGATGCTTCGACATCAAATTCCTTTTGGAGATTTTTTAACTCATCAGTCAAAGCTTTAGCTTCATCAAGCTTTTTCTCAGCTAATAAGTTCTTAGCCTCGTTTTTTTTGTTGTTAATCTGGTCTAATAAGTCACGCATTCTTTTATTCATTACTTTGCCTCCTTAAATTTATAAATAAAAAAAGAGCCTAAATAAGCTCTAGCTCTAATAAAAGATTGTTTATTTGATTTTGTTTGTCGTCATCCTTTGGCTTTTCTTTAAATCGTTGTGGTATATTCTTATAATCTTTAAAACAATTACTAGCACATGCTACAGCTTGATTCGCTTGTCCTACCTCAATATTAAAATATGTAGCAGCCTCAATACCATTCAACCAAGTTTCATCTTGAACCATTTGCTTAATCGTCTCAATGTCCACACCTTCTTTTAAATTATCAGCGTAAACATTAATGATTCCTTGTTCAATAGTATCTAAATCATCAGCCATTTTCCTAAAATCGTTTGCATTACCAAGTATTCCATTCCAAGGCTTGTGTATCATTAGAAATGCATTAGAAGGAATAACAATTTTATCACCAGCTAGTGCGATTACAGATGCAATACTTGCAGCTAAACCATCAACATAAACAGTTTTGTAACCTTGATGGCGCTTTAGCATGTTGTAAATGGCCATTCCAGCAAAAACACTTCCACCGCCACTATTCACATAAATATTAAGTTCTTTCCCTTCAACGCCATTTAAAAAATCCCTAATTGCTTCTGGATATTGATCAGTATCATCCCAAGCGCCCCACCAACTCGATACAATGTCTCCATAAAAATATAAGTCAGCTGAACTATCAGTCTGATTTTTAATTTCAATGAAGTTATTCTTCATTATTTTCACCCCCTCCCAAACCTGACTTAGCTCTTTGATATTCTTCTAATGTATCTAAGAACGTATAGTTCAATGAGATTAGGTTGCGATGTCCATTTTCAATTTCATCCATTTCTTCTAGAGCCCTAGCTTCATTAGGTTTCATAAGGCCACTTCTAACCATAAGCTCGTAATATTCAGCTCTTGATTTACTATCACCACGTAATGCGCTATTCAAGTTAAACTTAACATAGTAACGTTTTTGTTCGTTTGTAGTAAATAATTTGTAATTCATTTCTTCTTCAATAGAAGTACATTCTGGTTGAATAGTATTTAAAATAAACTCCATCGATTGGTGTTCAATATTACTAAAAGTGGAACGATCAAGTTCATTTAGCATGTGTAAAGGAACGTTGAAAATCCTAGCTATTTCAGCTATGTTAAACTTCTGTGAAGCAATAAATTCGGCATCTTTTAATGGCATAGAAATAGACTGAAATTCCATACCCGCATCTAATACAGCTATTTTGTTTGCATTGTCTTGCCCAGCATTGACTTCTTGCCAGTGCTTACGAACCTTATCTTTTGCTGGTTTATCCAACAAACCTGGCACTTTTAAAATACCTTTTGTCGTGGTTCCGTTCGCGTAGAAACTAGCAGAAAACTTTTGAGCTGCTTTCATGGTTCCTGCTGTTTCCCTAGCTATTTCAATTGGAGATTTACCTCCAGGACCATATGGCAAATATATTATTTCAGTATGATGATGCTTTTCTTGTTTGCCTTTGTTAGTATAAACAAACCAGCGATCACCTTTTGTATCTTCCGCTTCTCTAACTTTTGATGGTTCTAACAACCTTAGTTCAATAACATTGCCTCTATTATCAAATATCATCCTAATATAGGCTTTTCCCCATAAATTACGGTGTACTGTTATTGTATGTTTAAATACAAACGGTGTTTGGAAAGGGTTAGGACGTGTTTCGAGCAAATAATATACTCTATGATTTTTCTCCCTTTCTCTTCCTTCGTTTCTATTACGTTTAAAAACTTGTAATGGTAGTTTTGCAATAGCATTCGCCTTTATGTTAATAGAAGCATAAATAGCACCAACGGTTAACGCATTATTTGTTGTAATATTTTCACCGCTAGAAGTTGGTGTAACAAAGGCATCAAATAATGGTTGTTCCCATGTCTGTGCTATTTCTTCATTAAAAAAGTTTCTAAAGAACAATTATCTCACCTCCTTTTTTGAGGTGAATTTGCTTAGAACAATCCCAAAAAGTACAAACATAGCACCAAGAACATACATTCCTATGTAATAATTAATTCGAAATGTAACAAATAAAATTATAGATAAACCTAACAGAATAAAAATATCTTCTATTACAGAAGATAGAAGATTGAACAATATTAATATTATTTTTTTCACCTGCTCACCCCCCTAAAAGCTAAAGTCATCAGAAAGAATATGAGAATTCAAATCGACTACATTTGTTGATTTATCCATTGCTCTAACATGTGCAGTAACTAAAGCAGCAATTGGGTCTATTCTTTTTCCGCTTTTGCTCTTATTTAACATAATATTCTCATTCGCATCTAATTTTGCAACAGCATTAGATACAGCCCAAGTAAGCAAAGGATTATTCTCAATAATTGCCTTTTTGGATAAAACAATTTCCATGATATGTTTGGTTGGTTCTGATAGATTCCTTAACGTTTGATTTATTTCAACTGTAGTTAGCCCCTCTGTCTGTGCATCTATCGCAAATTGAGTCGCATTCCACGGATCATATGCTAATTCCTGTATGTTATAAATCTTCATCTGATTCCTTAAATAATCAATTATCCAATCATAATCAACTACATCTCCTGGTGTTAAAGTAATCCACCCATTTTGAGCCCAAATATCATATGGTACGTTATCACTTCTAATTTTTTCTTCAAGCCTATCCTCTGGCATAAAAGAATGAGATTTTAGAATATATCTCCCATCATCTAAAGGAAAATCAATACCTACCGATGTCAAATCGTACTTAGCGGAAAGGTCAACGCCAATATAAGCACCTAAACCTCTAACGTCCGGGAGATTATTTGTTTCAACTAGACAAGCCTTCCATTTGTCCATATTCATCCACTTAGAGTGTCCCTGAACAAAGATATTTAGGTGTTTTCTAAGAAAGTTAGCTTGGGCTAAATTACTTTGCAATGCCTGTTTTGCTTTTGTTTCAAGGTATTCAGGTTTAACGGAAACACCTAGATTCGGATTAGCTTTAACCCATACTTCAGGATCTTTCCAATCGTCTTCATCATCAATTTGTGCTACAAAAGCAAAAAAAGAATCATCATCTATGATTCCATCTAATACTTTTTGAGCATATTCATATTTTTCATAACATATATTACCCTCTGTTTCTTCTCCAGCAGTACTAATTATAAAAATTAATGGCTGTGACCTAGATGCTGTTCCACCCTCTATCAAATCATATACTTTTCTGGTAGGATGGGCATGAAGTTCATCTATTAATCCAAAGTGTACGTTTAATCCATCTAAAGACTTGCTATCTGAACTTAACGGTTCAAACTTACTATTAGTTAATTTGCAGTTAATATTATTGGTTAATACTTCAAGGTATTCCATCAAATACTTTGAAGCACGAGCCATTCTTTGTGCTTCTTCAAAGATTATCTTTGCTTGGTCCTTTTTTACTGCAGCAGTATATATTTCCGCACCCATTTCTCCATCAGCGAGTAAACCCTTAAGACCAACTCCAGCAGCAACAGTTGATTTTCCGTTTTTTCTTGCAACCATGCTAAAGCTTGTTTTAAATCTTCTTAACTCAGTCTTTTTATTAACCCATCCAAAAGTAGAGCCGATAATAAAGGATTGCCATAGCTCTAACTCTATAGGTTGTCCAGCCCATTCTCCTTTTGAATGTTTAAGGAAGGAAAAGAAATTTATTGCTTCCTCTGCTTTTTCTACATCAAACTTATATTCGTATTGTCTATGTTTTTTTGATTGTTTTATATCGTTAAGGTGTCGTTCACAGGCTTTATTCACCCACTTACTAGCAATAATATTGCCTGAAAGTACCTGTTTAGCATACTTAGTAGTTCTATCATTACTCATGTTCCAGATGTCCTACTCAAGAATTTAGCAAATGGATTTTCACTCTCAACACTTTTTTCAGCAACAACACCAGTTCGACTAGCAGGAGTTAAACCAAACTCTTTAGCAAATTTTAACATGAGTTTCATGGCTTCATTAGCAATCTTAACTTCTTGTATTACTGCTTCTTTTCCGTTCTCATCAATTGTTGTAAGAGTTCCTCTTTTCCTTATTCCCTTTTCAGCTTCAACCCACCGATGATAGTTCTGACAATATGCAGCAAAAGCAGAATAGTCACCTTTAGTAAGTAGTCCAATTTCAAAAACCATTGGAGCCAGTCTCTTCCATTCTTTTTTTGCATAAGTGGATAGGTAAGGAGGCGGAGCTGGTACTTGTTCCTCTTTTTCAAATTCAGGTTCATCTTTATTTAGTTGTCTTTTTCCAGGATTACCTCTTAGAACTTCTAACTTAGTTGGATTTTTTTGAGGTCCTCTGCTCCCCATATTATCACTTCCTTTTTCAAAAATAACTTGCGACCATACACGTCATCTTTTCCATACGGTCTCGAGACTAGAAACCTCAACTTTTAAAGGTAGGGGGGTGCTTCCGCCCAAAACCACCATCATTTGTAGCTGTTTTTATATCGTGATGTTTTTTGCAAAGTGGTTGCCAATTAGTTTCATCCCAGAACAATGCATAATCACCTTTATGTGGAATGATGTGGTCTACTACAGTAGCAACAGTAATCTTAAATTCTTTAGAGCACTCTACACATAAGTGATTCATAGATAAGAATCTTGTTCTAGCTTTTCTCCACTTAGCGTTATATCCCCGTTGTGCTGCTGTTCCTCTGTATTTGTCATAATGATTGTTTTCTTGTAATTCCTCATGACTTTTACAGTATTTTTTATTGCCATCAATCAGATTTGAACATCCTACTCTGCTACATGGTTTTTTACTTCTTTTCGGCATAATATTCTCCTAATATATGTAAATAATCTTCAACATATCTTAATATTGTGTTGCACTCAACAATTCTTATTTTAGGCCACGAGTACCAAGCCTCTAACCCACTTTTAAAAATGTCACATATACAACGGATATTTATGTTGAACTTGGTTAAAAAATAGTAAATTTCTTTATAGCTGCATTAATAGATTCTGTGTTAATTCCTATATAACGAAGAGTAATACTAGGATGATTATGATTGAATATTTCTTGAAGAGTCACAATGTCATTTGTTTGCTTATAAAAATGGTACCCAAACGTTTTTCTCATCGTGTGGGTACCTATTCTATCTTCTAAATTAAATTCAAAAGCAGCTTCTTGTAGTATCTTATATGCAGTTGTTCTATGAATTGGTCTATTATATCCTTGTCTTGACTTAATTAGATAATCATCAGGATCTTTATCCTTTGTATATTCATCTAAAGCCTTTTTTAATTTTGGATTAAATTCAAGAAAAACCATTTTGCTAGTCTTTCTTTCTTTTATATTTAAATAACTCTTATTCTTCACATCTCCAACTTTTAAGCCTAATATATCCGAGATTCTCCTACCAGTATAAATACCTAGAAGAAACATAATATAATCTCTATCATTTTTCTTTTTAAGATAATTAGCAATATCTTCTACTAACCTCTTATCTCTAAATGGTTGAACGAAGTTCATTATTATCCACCACCATTTTTTATAAAGGAAAAATCCCTCCTAATGTCGAAATATGGTAATGACTAATTGCCATATTAATACGAAAGGAAGGATTATAATGCCAAAAGAAAATCAACCAAAACCAATTATTAAGACACCTAATTCAAATAACGTTCCTGGACAACAACAAAGCTCAGTAGATAAACCATCATTCATTAAACCTCCAGCCAGTCCGCCTAAGAAGAAATAGTTTCAGATTGTTGATTGGCCATAGCTTTAGTAATTGCTTCGGAATTAAATATTTTTATATAAGTTCCTGATTTTGTATCATAAAATATATTTAATACTGAAATATTATTTTCTACTACTAACTTAGTAAAAAAATCAATATTTTCTAAGTATAAATTCCGTTCCGGTTCAAAAGTCCGGGACACTTTTTTTATCTCCCCTATTAGTTTTGTATCTTCATTATCAATCCTACCAATCTCAACTACTTGAGCATCGTTATTCAAAAAAACTTCATCCCATACTGATGAGGAATTAGAAAATGGCGCTATTCCTCTTCTTGTTCTTATACTATTAATAATTTTACTTTGAACAGGATAAATCCATTTAATATAAATTATGCTTAACAAAAAACTCGTAAAAACACTAAGAATTAAGAATGAAATTAAAAATATAATACTAGTAGACATTTGCTGTAAATCTTTTAATGACCAAACTGTCGGATACTTTATAATAACCTTAGATAGATGAATAATTATATTGTAAATTAACAACGTTGAAGTTGAAACAGGTAACCAAAGTAACGTTGATATAGCAGTTAATTCAATAGAAGAATGCTTATTAACTGGATTTATACCAAACGATTGTAACCAAAAATACATCATAAATCCTGGCAGCAAAAAAACCAATGTAGTTATAAAATTCTCCATAATACCACCTCTTAATTTTTAGTTTCTATATAACCATGCTAATATCCTCTTCTGAGCCTTTCTTATTTAACACATTCTAGCCTTGAACAATATAGACTCACACCAGTATCAGTGCTCCACTCACATTTATTGCATCTTTTAAGTTTTTCTAACTCATGTGTATTCTTTTGTTTTAACTTGCCATTTCCAATAGTTGAAATTACATTATTTAATTCTTTTGTTTTAGTTTCGACATAACTTTCCACATTGATCATCCTCTTTTAATTAATAAAAAGGCCGCCCAATTAGGACGGCATATAAAGGAAATGGAGAAAGTGGGGGAGATAACCATGAACCTTTACAGTTATATATTATCACCCCTCAAACAAAATCGACTGCCAAAAGACGGTCAAAAAGCGGTCAAATTACGGCCACTTTTTTTACTTAATACCCACTTACCTTTTCAGTTTCAATCATTACTTCTAATCTCAACATAAATGCTAACTTATATATTGCTCTTGCTTTAACACGTCTGTATGATCTCTCACTCATTCCAAGTTCATTGCAAAGAATATAATCATATGATTCATCATTATCAAGATACCTTTTGATGATGATATCCCGTTCTTTTCGATTTAATCTATCAACCGCTCTATCAACTTTTTTAACTATATCGATCATTTTTTGTTCAGCATCTACATTCCAAACAGATATACTTTCAGTTTGTTTACTAACAGTATATGTGTTGCCATGAAATCTTGGTTCATATGAAGGTGTGCTCTTTATTTCTCTTCTTATAAAACCTATCTGCTTATATAAGCGTGCTTTTTCTAACATCCCCTCTACTGCTTTTTTAGTTGCCTCTCTGTCTATTTCTGGGAGATTAAAAGTTAATTGCTTGTCCATATATACTTCCCCCTCACCCATTTTGTGGTATAATATGTTTGTACGAACATATCTTCCTCTCACTTTTGGGTGTAGGGGATTTTTTTATACATAATTTTTAAGTTTTTTATACATATCAATTAATCCAGCTCTCTTTAACTGTCCATATTTACTAGATACTGTTTTTTCTGTTCTACCAAGCGCAAGTGAAATTGTTTTAGCACCATCTGTTTCATAAAATTTGCAAAGATACTCTATCTCTTCTTCTGTAAAAGGTTGTTTGTGATTTGGATGAAACTCAGGGTGATAATTCATTTTTCCACACTTTGTATAAGTGACTTTCTCCATTATTTTTACCTCACTTTAGTACTTGTATTGACACCCTTTTGCATTTGCATCAAAGGCTGGAATACTTGCATCCATAAGTGCATTTCGATATTTGCAAACTTTATAGTCATCTATCCTGCAATTTTGACATTGTGATTCTAAAACTGCTTCTGATAGATTGCCTAGAACATCAGAATGTAATGAAATCATTTCAGGTCGCTCCATGTATTGTTTTGCTTCTGAATTTGGTATCAAAATAACTTGATATTTGTTAAGCATTTTGTAAGTTCGTTTCTTTTCCTCATCTGATACCGTATTTGCAATAGAATCATTTGTTTTCCCTAACCATGTTTTTGCAGTCCTTAGTGATTTCAACCATTCTTTTGGTCTTTTATGTTTAACCCATTCTTTTTCAAGTTCAATAAGTGCTCCTTCTAATCCAACCAGCAATATTATATTTTCTCTGTCTGCCTTAGTGATGTACATAATATTACTCACCTTAATATCCATTTTCTTGGCGTTGGTGGTTTATTTCGTTTTTAACTATGTAGGCTTGCTCGATTTGTTCTAGTGTAAATTTGAAGCCAACAATACCAATAGCGATAAATATAAACCAAGCCGATCTAAAACTAAATTGAGTGAAAGTCATTCCAGCGATATCTTCACCGTTATCTTTTTTAATAAATGCATTAGTTAAGTGATAGACCATTTCGACAAAAGCACCTGATAGCCCACCATCAAATCCTTCTTCTTCAACTTCCCAAATCGCATCTTCATGGATATACATCAAGTCTTGCCAACCTTTTTTATTTGCTAGTGACAGAAAGAAATGCAAGCAATCAACGTATTCTTCAAGAAGTGGGTTAGTGGTATTTTCACAAAAACAATCAACATCGTCATAAAGTCCGGTAACACCATCACCGCCGCAATCTTCACAAATAGACTTTGTTCTCGCTTCTTGGTCATTACTCCAATGCTTGAACCATCTACCTTCATTGGCAAACTCTCCAAGCTCAACGATTAAAGCAGTTACAGTATTCAGTGTAAGGTCTTGTCCTCCCAAACCTTTTTCTTTAATAATCCGTTCATCTAACACTTTTTGCATCTCAAACAACTTTTCTAAACTCATTTTTTACACCTCTTTGTAAAATTTTTAGACTTCTCCTAGATCTCTCAAAAGTTCATTTATTCTTTTGGATTTTTCCGGATCAACAACATCAGGAACTGTATTGGTACTAGGCTGATTTAGTATGTAATTAGGTACTTTCTGCCTTTTAACCGAATCTTTATATTGTTGCTTAGGTTGTTTATTCTGCTTGTTCTGCCAAAATTGTTCCTGGTGTGCTTTAACGTCATTTAGACTTTTTAGATTCCGGTTTGTCCAATCTAATAAAATCCGATTGACGTAACCCCAATTTCTAGCATTTTTTTCAACAGCTAGTTTCATAGCATGCAAGATAATAGATTCTGGTTCATCAAAATTAGATTCATCTATCCAAACATCAATCTGGTCTTTGATGTAAGATGATATTGCTCCAAATCCATTTTCTTGAAAAAACACAAACACGTTGTCTTTTTCTTTATATATTTTGTTTAGTTTAGTTTTGTTATGTTTAGTTAAGAGAGTATCGGATTTTCCGATTAATCTTTCGCTTTTTTGTTGAATATTCGAGTTAAGATTAGTGTCACTATTAGTGTTGTAATTAGTGTTATTATTAATCGTTTTTTCCAACCAATAATTATTAACTTCATTAAAATAAGTTTCGAAACCATTAAAATTTATTTCATATACACCAGGTTTTCTTGTACCTTTTGAAATATATTTCATTATATATTGATTATTTATCTGAACTTGAAGTAGCTTATTTCTCGCTGGATTCAACTCATCTTTAGTTAATCCACTTAGGTCTAAGAGTTCAGAATTAAAAATTGTAATTGTTTGAGGGTAACGTAGAGTATTGAACTTGCCTAAAATAGCATAGAACAAACTATTTGCCTTAGCACCTACTCGCTTAGCAATTTTTAATTCATTGTAACTTCTTAGTATTTCGAAATAATTTATCTGCATTATAAGCTCAACTCTTTCATGTATGATTTAAAATCATTATCTTTCTTTCCTTACCAGAAACCCTATGAACAATGTGAATTTCTGTTGCTAGATTCTTAGTGACTAACCAGTTCCTAGGGTTTAAATTATTTGATTTAATAATTCCCATTTGTTTTAGTGTCGGCCTTTTACCGTTTTTCATTTTGATTCTCCTCCTTCCCATATACATAAAGCAAAAGTATCTTTAAAACCAATCATGCTGAATTCTGGATATTTTTGTTGTAGATAAGAGAGGATTTCCCTCTGGAGCCTCTCTTCATCTTTAATCTCAAGTATTCTATTTGGTATTAAAATCTTGGTGGGTACTGTATCAAACACCATATTATTTCCCCTAAAAACATTTGATTTTTGTCAAACTTTCGGTTATCCTTGAATTAGAGATTATGCCGTTTTGCTCTGGTCAGCAGCGGCTTTTTTTATTGCCTCTTTCAAGTCACCAGCCTTACCTGAAAAAAGAAATATCTTCTTCATGCCACATCGCCCTCCATTTCTATTTTGAGTTGAATAAATCTATTAAAATAGTATTTAAGAGCTCCGCTAGATTCAGGATCATCAGATTGCATTAACAACATAACCATAGCTTGATAGTAATCTTTTAATGAGTTATCCACTTTTTATCCCCCGTTTCTTAACAAACTGTTAAAAAGTTATTTGAAAACAATTCTAATTGTTCATCTTCATTTATAACCTTTACATTTTGTTCTAATGAACTTGTTAAATATTTTGGTTTCATGCTTCTGATAAACTTCTCTCTTAAAGTGAATTCTCTTTGTTCTGTATCCCTAATACGAATAATCCCATCATTCCAAGAGATTACTCTAGCAATATATGTGGTTTGAAATCTACCAGACATCACATAAGTGAATTTGAAGTACTGATAATTATTCAATTAACTTACTCACCTCACATAATGCTTTAATTTCAGCTTGTTGTAGTGTTCATGCCATAGTCTTTGCCAGCTAAACCTATATTCATTTGCTAGTACTGCTACTAAATGTTCAGCAGCATATATTGCATCAATCACTTGAATTAAAGCATCTTTTATTTTTTCTCTATCAATTTGAGTTATAAAATCAGGTTTATTTACTACCGAAATCCCGAATAATGCTTCTAATGCTTCTTGTAGCTCTTCTTCCGTTTTTGCCTTAACACTTGCTCTATGTAAATCTACATTTTCACCATCGAGCCTTCTGACTGATGTTCCAGCTGTATATTCATTTGCTACTTCCATAGCAAACCATGGGTTATCATATTTGTTGACAATAGCACTAGAAACATCTGACGGCATCTTAGCTCTTTCAGTTTCATAAGCAGATATACTTTCTCTACTCACGTTTAATTTCATTGATAATTGAAGTTGTGATTCATTACTCCTTGTTTCCTTTAAGATTTTACCAATAGTCACTATACTCATCCCTCTCTTTACCGCCCAAGGATGATATCTAGTTGTATTATTTACTTGTGCCCTCATCTGGGCTTGTCCATGTATGGCTCCTTAATTGGAGCCTTTTGTTTCGGTTACAAATGAAGCGTATTTATTCTTTAGGTCTTCAAATTTCATCTCAAGATGACTTGCTGAGATAACAGCATTTTCTTTGTAGTAATTAATCGCCTCATATATACTTCTAATTTTTTCTTCAGCTAAGCCAAACTCTTTGGCTGGAATTATATTATTAGCAACAAACTCTATTTCATTTGATATTCCATTAAATAAAAATTGTGATACTGGAAATGGTATATTTATCAAATTAACAACTCCCTTCTATGCGCTTAAGTTATATTCATGTGCATGTTCTTGTATCCACTTTAAAAATTGTTCAGTAGGAATCTTGATATGTGCTTTAGGATTGTCACTGGTACGGATTGCAGGAAATGTTGGATGCTTTGTAATCTCATACATTGTTGTTGTTCCAACTTTAAGTATTTCCTTCGCTTCTTTAACTGTGATTATTGGAGGATATCCGCTAGTTTGTTGAGTATGTACAATATCTGCTTTTAAAGCCTCCTTCATCATCGTTAGTTCTTCACGAATGATTGACCTTATCATACTTTCAAATGAATCCATGGTTCTATACTCCTTTCATTTGTAGGATATTCTATCTTCCTGTCGAATTTCTAAATATTAGGAAGGGTGGTGAAAACATGAATGAAAAAATAAAATTAATGAATGATTCACTTGATAACTTTAAATATGAAGTTGAATCTATTTTAGAATCATCTCCTTTAATAACCGTCAAAAAGAAGAAATTCTGTCTTTGATGAAACAAGTATTTTATACACTTGATGATTTCAAAAAAGTAATTGAAAAATTAAATGATTAGGTCAATTTTGAGTCAAGCTGCCACTTGGCTCTTTTTTTATAATTGTTTTATCAATTTCCTCGTTAAGTATTCTTTTCGCTTCTGAAACTATAAATGCTTGATGCTTTTCTTTAGCTTCATAATCTAAGTCACTTAATAATTTTTTTGCTTCTCCAAAAGTTGAAGATTTAGATTTTACAAATTCTAAAACTTTATTAATCTCTATATCTAACATCTGTTTGAAAGAATTTTCCATTCCTTTCCTCTCCTCCTTTTCAATTACCACTTGCAGGTAAAACTCGGATTATAATTTCCTTTTATTAGCTGTTCCGAAACAAGACCATGAGAAGCCAACACGGCGTATTGGTTTTGCAAAACCTCATGATGAAGCTCCAAAGCTGGAATAATCCTTTCGTTGATGGCTCTAATAATCTCATCAATTGTGAAAGTATTTTCTGAAATTGTAGGATCTATCACAGTTTGTATCTGTATTTTTTTAGGTTGCATTGCCGTCATTACCGTGGCGGCTTTCTTTTCTAACTGGACTACTCTCTTTTCAAGCTCCTCTATCTTTTGTTCCATTTTTCATCATTCCTTTCTTATGTAGAGTTTTAAAATAACTTAGAAATCAAATCATAGTATTCTCCTGCTTCTTCAACACTTGTTAAATCAAAAGTCCAGTAAACTTCACCACGAAATTCCCTTCTCAATTCTTCTCTAAAACCCAAAGACTCAGCAATACGATCCGCAAAGTCCAAAGTATCGTTGTTAGTAATATCGTTTTTGGACTCAATAATTAATTGTGCTATTGAATTGATTTCTTTCAAATGAATAGCAGGTATACTTGTGTTCATTGCACCTTTAAGCAAATAACCAATACTTTGCTCTTTTGTTTGGTAACTCAATATATCGCTCCTTTCAAATATTTGTAGGATTTCCTCTCCTTCTGTCGAATTACAGATTTAGGAAGGAGGTGATACGTGTGTCTGGATTTAAAATAGATGGATTAAATGAACTTCAAAACCTTTTTGAGAAAATTGAAAAATCAGCTGAAGAACTAGAACAAGGTAAAACAGTTTCATTTGATGTTTTATTCAATCAAGCTTTCATGAAAAAATACACAGAATTTAGTTCATTTGAAGAATTTTTATCAGCCGGTAATTTTAATGTTGAATCACAAGAAGACTTTGAAGCAATTCCTGACGACAGTATGGATGCTTATGTCTCTAAAACAACTAAATTTGCTGACTGGGAAACGATGCTCGAAACCGCTGTGAGCGAATATACTTTAAGTGAATTAGGTTTCTAATTACTTTTTGTTTCAATTACTAGTTGTAATTTATTGATTTGCTGAAGAGTTTCATTTAGTTGTTTAGTAAGAGTAGCAGCCCTTTCTAACAGCTTTTGAAGCTCTTCACTATTGTGCACTTTGATTTCTGCCTGCATTTTACTTCTTCCTTTCTTCCTCAACCATTTTCAAAATGATGGGCCATATTTGTATTTTCGTGCTAGTTTACCGGCTAGTACGCTATTCTCATTTTTTATTTCAGTAAGTAATTGATAAATATCTTCTCTAAGCTTTCTTGCAATTTCTATTTCTTTTTCAGGAACCTTCACTACCACTGTGCCATCAGTTAAATGTTCAATTTGAAATTTTGTAAAATCTTTTACATCATTTAAAATGTTTTCAGGAACTTCACCAGTGATAGTTTTATTTGAAAAATAAACCATCATTTTATCAGCTATCTTTTGCTCCATTCCTTCCCCTCCTCTCTTTAATTACCGCCTGCAGGTAAAACAATAGGTATATTTACTTTTTGTAGGATTATCTCTTTTTCTGTCGAATTAGTTAAGTTGTCCAGACTTACCAAATCCACTGAAAGTAGGCGAATTTATGACTAAACATCTTTGGGATATCGATATTGAAACGCTCAATTTAGGCTGGGAAGAAACTTATCAAGATGCACTCAAAAATTGTCCTAATGGTGAAATAATTCCTTCAACAACTATGACAGATGTAGAACATGTATTTTCTCGTCATATTTACCATCCTGTTGGATATAGAAAAAAGATAATCGAACTATTTAATAGAAAAAAAGCTGAAGCTATTTCCGTGCTAGAAAAGCAAAGTGATTTACAAACTCTAACAAACGAAATTTTTAAAATAGACGTGTGCTTATTCTCGTTGTTAACCAGCTGGGTTACTCTCGATGAAGAACTTGAAACTTCCTTCGATCCTAAAGAAATCGAAACTAATATGTTTAATGTTGAAACGTATTTTGCGTACGATAAAGACGATTCCATTTTCTCAGAACAAATTAAAAACTTAGTAAAATACAAATTCATTCGGGTTTAATATCTATCCTTTCTACAGCATTAAAAAACTTTAACGCCTTATTAAAATCAACTTTTACCGAAAATCCCCTTTTCTTTAAAATCATAGCCGAATGCGGTGATATTCCGAGTACATCTGCAACTTCGGCTATGTACATTTGCTCTAGGATGCTTCTTACCTTTCTCTCATCAACCGGCATGTATTCCTCTCCTCTCTTCAATTACCATTTCCAAGTAAAATAATGGCTATATTTACCTTTAATTGTCTGTGATGTTGGTAAAATTATTTTGAAATTGAAGTCTATAAATCTATTGTTTGCTGTAATACATTCTCCTTCTATGCGGTTGATTGGTCATTAACTTCGCGTATTGCGTAGCGACTTGGTAAAAAAATTTCGTCTCTATTTTTTTTGTAAAGCATAGCAATTTTTGAAGCTCTATCAGAACTAATTTGACGTCGTCCGTTTTCAATTTGCGAGAGATACCCAGCAGGAATCTCAAGATGTTTAGCTGCTTCTTCAATGCTCAGTCCAGCAGACAAACGAGCTAACTTAGGTAAACTTTTCATTTTTTCACCCCTTCCATTCAACGCATATCGTGTTGTTGAACTTATAATACACCGCATTATGCAAAGTGTCAATGCGTTTTGCAAAGTTTATGGGAAAATATTTAAAATTTGCGTTTTGCAAAGTATAATTGTATTAAGGAAAGGAGGAGACACATACTGGTGCTTGGAAAAAGATTGCGTGAGCTTAGAAAACAAAGAAACTTAACTATGAAAGAGTTTGGTAATAGATTTAACTTAGCTGAATCAACAATTTCAGGGTATGAAAATGAAACAAGAAAACCTGATATGGATATTCTTAAACGGTTCGCCGACTTTTTCGAAATATCAGTTGATTATCTTTTAGGCAGAACAGATACATTAGACGACTTAGATGATGAAGTATTAAAACTCCTTAACGACCCTGAAAACGGAATATTCTTTAAAGACTACCTAAGTGCTCCAGAAGAAAAGAAAAAACAGTTAAGGGATTTTATGAAGTTCTTACTTGAAAATGAAAAGGAACGTAAGCCTGGGGATAAACAGAAATAAAATATTATAATATTTTTGAGGAGAACTTAAAATGGAAGAGTTGCTTAAACAAATTCTCGATGAAATAAAAACTATAAATGGTCGAATTGTTAACATAGAAAATGACATGCAAGGCATGAAATCAGATATGCAAGATATGAATTCTAACATGAATAGTCGATTTGATACACTTGATACAAAGGTTTCCTATTTACAAACGGATGTTATTGAAATCAAGAATACTGTTCAACGCATTGATAATAGCCATCATGTAGAAAGAATAACAAGAGCTTAATAGTTATTGAAATAAAATATTATAATACATCAGAAGAAGCGACACCTACTAAATTGGTTAGGTGTCGCTTTCTTTGTATATAGCTTTGTTAAAAAATGTATCATCTTTGATTTATTGGAAGATGAACATTTTAAAATAAAAAAACAATAAAAACGGGGGTTTATTTAATGGATGCTTTATTTGGAGTAATTGGAATTCTTTTGTTTTTGGGGTCAGTCGTTGGTTTAGTTATCAATGCAATTAGAAAGAAAGGTTTAAAAAAACCTGCAATTTACGCTGGAATTGGACTAGCTTTAGTTATAGTTGGTCTATCGATGCCTTCATCTCCAGAAGTACCAGTTGTAAAAGAGGAACAGCCAAAAGCACAAGAAGAAGAGGCACAACCAGTAACTGTTGATTCATCAACACCTCAAGAAGAAGTGAAAACTGAGAGCGAACCAATAGAAGAACCAAAGGAAACAGTAAAAAAATTCGATTCTGGTACTTATGCAGTCGGTAATGAAATTGAACCTGGCCTTTATAAAAGTGAGGGTTCAATTGTTTATTGGGCCAGATTAAAAGGCTTTTCTGGTTCTTTAGAAGATATTATAGCTAATGGTAACCCTTTTGGAAGTGTGTATGTGGAAATTAAGGAAAACGATAAAGGGTTTCAAACACAAGGTCCTGGATATTGGGTAAAAGTAAGTGACGATTATAGTGGTGAGTCTTTAACAACATTTAGTGACGGTATTTATATAGTTGGCGAGGATATAGTTCCTGGTACATATAAAAGTGACGGAGCTAGTACTTATTGGGCAAGATTAAAAGGTTTTTCAGGTGATATGAATGAAATCATTGCTAACGGAAATCCACAGGGTCCTGAAATTGTTAAGATATCAGCAAATGATGTAGGTTTTCAGACAAGTGGAGGCGCAACTTGGACTAAGATTGATTAGTTTAAAATAAATGAGCCCTATAGCAATAGTAATTTAGCCGACAACCTCCATTAAGGTTGTCGTTTCTTTCATTCTTTCTTTGTCGAAAATACTCGAAATATAATAACAATAAACAGAACAATTGTTCTTGTATTTTTCAAAAAATATATTTAAACTAAAGGGAGCGGTAAATTGATGCTAGAAAATGTAGAAAGAATTAATGACTCACTTCACCACATACTTATTGAAGACGATTTAGTAGTTGAGAAGAAAGTAAATCAAGGGGATATAGATGAATATGTGTTAGATTTAATTGATAAAGTTTTATCAAATAACGAAAATAGATTTTTTAAGTTAGGTAGTGATACAACTGAAGTTAACACACTTATTTTATCAACATTAAGGTCTGAAGCTGAAACAACATTCACTGAGAATTCAAAAAAAATTGCTGATAGGCTTCTTAGAATCGAAAAACAAACACAAGAAAGATATCAACAGGTTACAAAGTTAAAGAAAGGTAGTCTTATACAATCTTATTTAAAAAACGATAATTCACTTTACTATTTAATAGCCAAAGTTGAGCATGAGTCTTTTTTAGATGCTGAAAATTTAAAAAGACAAATGGGACTACCTTACGATAAGAGGATTTTAAAGACTGGTATTTTCGTCTATAATTTAGACTTTGATATATTAGACATATATGTAAGTGATAGTAACTCAACTATGGCAAAATATTGGTGGGAAAGTTTTTTTGAATTAACAGTTTTAAATAGCGACTCCCAAAATACTAAAGAATCTTTTAAATCTATTGAGAGTGTTTTAAAGAAAAAAGTTAAAAAACAGTCACCAACAGATTATACCGTTCTTAGAAATAGTTTAATCGGTTATTTCAAATCTCAAGAGCAATTTTCATTTGATACTATGGTACAAACTGTATTTGGGAATTACGCTCCTGAACAACCAGAAGTAATAAACGTCGAAGAAATAAAAAGAGAAGTAGTAGGCTTACCAGAAAAATCTAAATTTGACCGTGTATTCAACTTAATACCTAAAGAAATAACAGCTCGGATTAAGAAAAGTTATGAAATTAGTACAGGTATTACTTTAGAAATTAAGGATCACATTGAAGATATTCGTGATAGAATAAACCTAGAATCTGATTTAAATAATAATACTTATTTAAAGATTAAGGTTGAAAAACCAGAACTCTTCGAGGAGTTTAATTTTAAAAAGGAATGAGGATAGTTCAATATGGAGTTAATTAATACTTTACTTCACTTATTTACAAAAAAAGATTTTACAGTTGTAAAATTCAATGAACAATTTTTGGAACTAAATATTGAAGTAAGCGTATCAGAATTAGCTATCCCATCAAGTGCTGATTTAGAGGAAACACTAAAAGGATTTCCATCAAGAGACAAAATAAGAATCGAAATATCTAATCAATATGATACTGAATCTTATACCTATGGTTCACAAAATAAATCTATCGATGAATTTTTAGAATCCGTTGAAGAAGAAATTTATTCTTTCATAAAAGACGATGATAATGAAGAAATAACTATTAATTTAACTATTATTAAAAGAATTTCCCAAAAAAAGATAAGCATATATAAATTTGATAAACTTGTTGACCATTTAACTAATTTACCATTGGAAAATATTTTGTCGGTTTTCGCTAATGATTTAGATTCATCTAATGAGCAAATTATATTTGAAGTACAAGACCTCGAAACCGAATTTGAAACTTCTAAATACTACTTTATAAAACCTAATAAAATTTATTTTAATGATTTAAGCAATGACTATTCTTCCAGAAAAGAAAATCTCATTAAACAGAGAGATCAAAATTGTCATTTTGCAAATTCAACTAGCTTTACTTTTATTCCGGACGATTTTAAATTAAATAGAGAAAGCAACAATACGAAGTTCAATGATTTGATGAATAAGCTGTCAATATTGTTTTCTTTAATTTACTTAGCTAATATCTCAAGTATAGAGAAGGATAATTCTGTTAGTGTAAAGTTGAATGGATACAAAATAATTGATAAAATCATTAAATTTGAAGATTTTAATTTAAATGATGATACTTACTTCCATGTTTTTAATTGGGTTTACCAAGAAGGGAATATTTCTGATAAACTTGGTTTAGCACGAAACATTATATCTTTAGAAAGCAAGCCAGCCGGTAATCTGTTGAATATTAGTAAAAATATTTTGGAGTCAATGCACTCTAATTATCAAATATATTTGAAAGATAACGTAGAGAAATATATTGAAGTAAAAAATAAAGCGACAGAATATCTAATTCAACTTTCAAATGAAATTTCTGATTTAATTAAATCGTTCTCTGGTGCTCTGAAAAATAACTTGTTTGTTTTCTCTACTTTCTTCACTTCAACATTTATTATTAATTCAATTAATGCTGGTCAAACTAAAAATATTTTTAATAAAGATATAACTTATCTTACTTATGCATTCATTGCAATGTCTTCTATTTATTTAATATTAAATATCTGGGATATTAGAGGTAATACAGAAAAAATAAAATCAAAGTTAGATGATATTAAAGAATCTTATGATAATATTTTAGATTCACATGATCTCCATAGAATTTTTAACAAATCAAAACTCGATAAAGACATAGAATTTTTGAACAATCAAATAAAGTATTATTCAATTGCTTGGTGTGTAATTTTAGTGATAATTTTAATTACTGCTTACAATTTAAAAACGTTTTAAAAAATATTAGCTCTTAATGAGCTTTTATTTTTCTTTCTTAAGCGAACATACTTTCTCGTTTAACTCTTTCAAGAGTTTATATTTTAACCATCTAACCGAACAAATGTTTTAGGAGGGAAGAATTTGTACAACTATAATTTAACTACACTCGAAACATGGATTAAGGAATTTTATAAACAACTGTCTATTAATGAACCTTTTCAACTAGATATGTTCGATATAGCATCAAAATTAGATGTATGGCTTTATTTTGACGATATGAGTAGCAGAGCGTTTGAACGAAAAGGGATGGCAAGTATTATCATCAATCGCCACCTCTCCCCTGCTGAACAATGGGAAGATTTTGGGCATGAAATAGCCCATATCCTTAGACAATCTGGAAATCAAATGATGCTAACTGAATCATTCATTCAGTTCCAAGAAATGAGAGCAGATAATTTTGCACTTGAATTTTGTATACCAACTTTTATGCTGCTGAATCTATCACTACCACAATCAAAATTAGAGACTATCAAATATATATCTGAAGCCTTCAATGTTACATTAGAATTAGCTAAGAAAAAACTAGCTAAGATTGAACGAAACGTTTTTCAATCGAAACTAGATGATCAGTTTCAGTCTATGGTTGAGTATGAGTATTCATTAAGAGATATATACCAAGCGGATATTACCGAAGTTCGTGAAAATAGACTCTACCTTTACCAGAAGGGCGCAGGGATTAAGAATATAATTACCATGAAGGAGTTAGCAAAATGTTAGTAGAGATTAGAACAGAAATATCATCTTTATCAACGAGTGACCTTTATAACATTAATGAAATCGGACTCGTAGAAGTAAACTATCCAATCAGTTTGGACTATGCCTTGCAGATGAATGACGACGGCCTAAAATCACTTGGAATCGAGCAAGGGGATATTCTGCTTGTAGAAAGATTAAGGTGGGTCTCATCCCCTGTTCAAGTCGTTGTAGTTGTTATTGATGATGAAATGATTGCTAGAGTGTTTACTCAACATAAGGATGAATCAATACATCTTACAGCTGATGATGCTGATGATATTATCGTTTATCCTGATGAATTAAAAATAATCGGAACAAGTCTTTACTTTATGAAGTGCGAAACTGGAGAAATCAAATCTATTAATACTGAAAATATGATAGTTAAATAAATTAAATGGGGGAGTTTAACTATGAAAGGACATGTTAGAAAAAGGGGATCTAAGTGGTCATTTATTATTGACTTAGGTCGTGATGAGGTTACAGGTAAAAGAAATCAAAAATGGTTTAGCGGATATAAGACCAAAAAAGAAGCGGAAAAGGCAATGACTGAAAAATTAAATGAGGTTAATAATGGGACATACATCGAACCATCAAATATCCTATTTTCAGAATATATGAATGAGTGGTTAAAAGATAAAAGAAACCAGGTGCGTTTAACAACCTATGAAACATATAATTGGCTTACTAATAACCACATCATTCCAAATTTGGGTAAATATAAGTTAATGGATATTAAACCTATTCACATACAAAAGCTTTATACTTCGTTAAAGAATACACTCTCTGATGAAGTAATATTAAAAATACATACAATGATTAAAGATGCATTAACCAGAGCTGAGAAATGGAATATGATTAATAAAAATCCAGCTGCACTTGTAGACAGCCCGACATTTAGTAAGAAAGAAATTGTTGTATGGAATGAAGAAGAAATTAGGAGATTTTTAGATGTAGCAAGATATGATAGACTTTACATCGCTTTTCTATTAGCGATTACAACAGGAATGAGAAAAGGTGAAATACTAGGACTTAGATGGAAGGATATAGATTTCAATAAAAGTTATCTTTCAATACGTAAAACCTATACAAAACATAATCAATTCCAAGAACCAAAAACAAAATCAAGTCAACGTTCTGTTGCTTTACCTCATGAAACTTTAGAGGCTTTAAAACAACAGAAGAAAGAAATTGCTAAAGAAAAATTAATTCTTGGTCCAATATACGGTGATTTTGATCTAGTTATTTCAACTGCTACTGGAAATCCTGTAAGCCATAGGAATTTAAGTAGGACTTGGTATCGCTTGTTAGATGAAGCAGATGTAAAACCTATTCGATTTCATGACCTGCGACATACTCACGCAACATTAATGCTTAAACAAGGAGTCCATCCTAAAATAGTGCAAGAAAGACTTGGTCATTCAAATATAAGAATTACTCTTGATACTTATAGCCATGTATTACCTGGCTTACAAGAACAAGCAGCTCAACAATTTGGAGAAAATTTGTTTGGTAATAAATCAGGATTTAAAAACAAGAATACACTTTAG